TTTTTGTCTTTAGTTAACGCATCTATTAATTTTGGTTTAGTAGCTGTTGTTTCAGTTTTAGTTGTAAGTTTTTTAATTTTATTAGGATCAACTTTCCCAATAAACTTTTGAGGATCAATTCCCGCTTTTTTAAGAAGGTTGAGAACTTTTGTATATATTACATTTGCTGCCATTTTTAATAGTACTCCAATTTTCTAGGTTCAGTTTTTTCATCTTCATAATCTTCAGGATGGGGGATGAAGCCTCCTTGCCTGAATCGCATGACAGCCATAGTCATAGAATCGACTAAATCGTCATGATCGCCAAAAGGAAATGATGCACATTCCTCAATAACTTCTTCTGCGAACTTTCTATCTGGGGCCCAAATTACTCCTGCCTCAAATAAAGGGGCGCATGAATTTACACGAACATGTTTATCATTCCCACGGCTAGGTGTAAAGGTCATAACTGGAATATCCATCTGTCTCAATTCGTGGGTTAAAGGAGTTCCAGATGCCTTTTGTTCCACGATAACCATGTCCGGATTCCAATATTTGTACTGCTCTAAAGCAGTTCTTCTAAGTTCTGGAAACTCATAACGGTCTTTTAGTGAATCTAGCAAAATTAAATTTGGTTTTGCGTCTTCATTAGGATGAAAAACACCCCAAGTCGTAATTGCACTATAATCTGCAGTCTCTTTTTTCAAAAATGCGGTATCATAGCTCTGAATTATGTAATTACAACTTGGCAACCAATCTTTGGTCCATTTTTTCCACCATTCACGTTTAATTATGGCTCCTTCTTCAGAAGTTGGACGTTGCATCCACTGTGCATTCCATTTTCCAACAGGTAGTGTTGCTTTTACCTTTTCTAATTCGTCTAATTTCCAATATTCTGGCCATACCGGTTCTTTTTTATCTCCGTGGTCCATGATTGCTGGAAACTCGACCACTTCCCACTGATCACCTTTAATTTCTTTTTGATTTTTTAATAAAATTCCTGTTAAATCTTTTTTTGACCAACGTGTCATTACTAAAACGATCTTGGCTCCTGGTTGAAGTCTTTGTCTAGGACCAGATGTGTACCACTCATACGCATTTTCCATGGCAGTTGCTGAAAGTGCATCTTGCTCAGAATGTGGATCGTCAATAATTAGTAGATCAGCACCACGACCTGTTATAGCTCCGCCAACACCAGCTGCAAAATACTCTCCACCTTGAGCGGTTTCCCATCTTCCTGCAGCTTGAGAATCTTCTCTAAGTCTTGTTTCAAAAATTTTTGCATACTCGGCACTATCAATTAGTGTTTTAGCTTTACGACCAAACCTAATTGCAAGTTCTCCTGTGTGAGTTGCTTGAATGATCTTTAATTTTGGAGTACGGCCCACCATCCAGGCAGGTAATAGAAACGATGCAAACTCAGACTTTGTATGTCTAGGAGGCATATTAACAATTAGTCGTGTAATCTTACCTGTTGCAAGGTCATTAAATTTTTTTGCAATAACTCTGTGATGCGCGCCCTCTATAAACTCGGGCCAAACAGCTTTGACAAAGGACATAAAGTCATCTTTTGCCATATTTTTTATTTTTTTCTCTGCAAGTAATACATCCACTTGTAAAATTTCTTTTCTAACTTCAGCAGGTAATTTACTTATATCTATATTATCTAAATCCATAAAAAATTTTTTTAAAATTTTTTGCACCTTTTAAGTGTTTAAAAAGTTTTATACCACCATTAACTCTCTAAAACAAGCAATACAACCTAGAGTAGTGGGACCCCTTTTTATATAAAAGGGAAGTGGTTTTCGCGTTACGCGCGAAGTTCGGTTTGTGTTTGGTACCTCTATTGATTAAAAGATTTAAGGAAGCGCAGGCGCGCGAGCGCCTGCACCGTTGGTTTATGATTAGTCTAGCAAGACCATGTATGCCTCTGCATTGTGTTGTCTAAACCAATTCAAGTCCTTACGAACTTTCTCCCATAGCTTAGAGCCACCATAACCAAGAGTCTTATCTTCTATTGTTGCACTCAACTCATTGATGAAGATTGCATCATGTTTGTTAGCCTCTTCTTTAGTTAACATAACAGATTGTCCATTAAATCTATTACGTCTTTCTTCTGTTCTATTATCTGTATTTGTTTTCATAATAGTCATCCTACATTATCCATTGTCATTGTCAACCCTTTTAATTGTGGTCCTTGTTGCTTGGTAAGGTTGTGGCTGATAACCATTGTCAGTATATCTATATCTTTGGCTATCGTACTTTTCTTTTACAACCTTGATCGGTGTTTCAAGAGCCTCGCGTCTGGGGGCTATTGCAATGATACTTGTTAAATGTTCTCTAATAAAATCATACAAACAATGATTGCCACAAAAGTAATCATCATAAGTAATAAGTTCTGGTCTACCACTATAGTTATATCTGCCTTGTTTAATCTTAATAGTTCTTAAAACTTTATTATCTCCACTCCCTCGTACTCTTGATTGTGTTTCTTTAGTATGGCAGTTCGGACCATGACACCAATTATAATTGCTCATTTTCTTTTGCCTTTCTAAATGCCTTGTCTAATTGTTCTAATTTAAAGAGTTTTATTTCTGCCTGTCTTTCAAAATGAATTGAAACAAGAAATAAAACAAAACCAAAAACGATAAGTCCTATACCAATGTATAGGACTATATTATAATCAATCATGCTTTCCTCACAGAATAGTTAACTGCAGTTCTTGGGTGTTCTGCGTCCAAGTCCCAAAAGTTATAACATGGATTGCCTTTTAAATCTGTCCATTGTCTTGAAACAAAAGTTTTAAATTGTCCTGTCCATTTGTCCTCGTATTCGTATTCATCAACACCTCTACAAGTAGCAAACTTATTTCGTGATTTCATAAACCAACTAAAGTATTTTATATTCATATTGTCCTTTCTTTCTTTCTTTATTTATTTAAGGTTATCCTATCATAAATAGGATAACCTCGTCAAGTGTTAATTTACACTTTCATTTTGTTGTTGTTCGTACAATACCCTTTCTGCTATTTTTTCTGCTTTAGTTTTAACTCTCTTGTTCTTCATTCCTTTTATTCTATCAGCTAGATTTTTAGGATTGTAGATAGTTAAGCCTGTTGAGTTAGTTCTAATTATTTCTGCGTCAGTAATATTCAAACCAAGTTCAGTACAAAGTTCTAATGCCTCATCAAGATATTTATAACCTTTTAGACCGACTTTAATTTCTTTCATCTGTTCTAAAATACTTGCTATCCATTTTTGATGTGCCATTACAAATTGACCTTTGGCTTGTTTCCAATTAATCAACATCATGTATTCTTGTTCAGTACAAGCTATTGATCTATCTCGGCAATACTCACGACCAATTAAATCAAGTTGATATTTTTCATTCCACTCTTTGCCATAACCTTTGTCATCATTACCAAGATACTTATTGTTATTATCAACATATTTTGTTTTGTGTGGGTTTTGGTCTTTACCCTCTTGTTCAATCAAAATATCTGGGTTGCAGTTATCTTGTGCTTTTAGTTCATCACGAAATAAAGCATAACTATAACCATTGTCATCACGACTATAAGAAGAATTGCTATCAACATCAATAGAACCATTTAATCTAAAATCAAAATGGCTTTCAATAGTATCTTCTTTCATTATAGGATTATTGTCATAATCTCTATCTTCTTTCATTCCAAGATAATGAAAATGGAAACAACTGTCTTTGGCAATCGTACTTACATTCTCAAATTTATTCTGTAAGTGATATGCCATTTTGACATCATCATCAGTATAATGTCGTCTAACTATTTTATGTGCAAGTTCCCACGCATTATCATTTATGTCAATCTGGTCGGCTTTTAGATTGTCATAGTTTTGTTTTTCAATAGTATCTTCTTGTTCAAGATGTACTCTCATTCTGTTAGCAATCTTGTTCCGATACTCTTGATTAAGTCTTATTCTACTCATATTTTCCTTTCTTTTATTTGTTTGCATAAAGAATAAATATCACTTGACAATAGGATAGTCAAGCATTATATTTGATTAATTAATTTAATTTACTTGTTTAGACAATTAAATTAATGGGACAACTTCTGGTTGTGCTGTACATCACACCGCTTCGAGCCGTCTTTGTGCAGTGAACAACCAGAACTGATCCCTGATCCTATGGTGGTCAGTTAGTATGGAATAGCGTAATAAATGTGCTTGCACTATAAAAGTCTATTTAGAAAGCTGAGAAGTCATAGGATCTGGGATCAGTGTTGTAGCTGTGGGAATTAACCCACTATAGCTCAGGTCGCGATCCATATCTGGATGGGATTGTAGTATATCATATGCAACTACAAGGAAGATCCTCGCCTACGCAGGACAACAACTGATCGCTGGTCCATTTTATATGAGCCCTGTCCGGACGTTAAACAATTGTCACCGGGCTCTTCACTGAGATGGACCAGCGATCAGGTTGAAATAACATTGGCCTCTGCCCTGTAGATCGGGCGGGCCTGATCAGGGATCAGTGAGCGCAAGCAAACGGCAAGCTTCAAGCAGCAAGCAACGCTTGACAATGGTCCCGGGATATAGTAGGATGAATTTAGAAAGGAATAATTATGAAACTAGGAAAAAACAATTTTGTAGTAACATTTAAAACAGAGAAAGAAGTCTCTGATTATATGGAGATGCACATCCCTGAAGAGCAACGTTTGCTTTGGATGGGTTTCTTCATTGCGAATAATTATATCGCCCACCGGTTAGAGGAGGACCAAATTGAACTTGAAAAGAAAAAGAATTAAGCACAACGACTTAACACACTATTTCATGACGCCGCACGAACAGCTGCCGGCGTCATATCTGGCCAGCTGTGAAAAGTTTTTTAAAAGTATCAAGCAACAAGCAGCAAGCGCCAAGCAGTTGACAAGCGGCAAGCTGTCTGGTAGTAGTAGGATTATAAAGGAGAAATTATGAAAACAAGTGAAGCGTGGAAATTAGTTGGAGGGCTGTCGAAGCCTGGCAAAATGCCCGGCTGGTCAATTGGTATACCTGCCAAAGAATGCAAAACAGGGTCCAAGCTCCGGGCTGTTAAGGGCTCAGTTTGTGATGACTGTTACGCCCTGAAGGGCTGCTACGTGTTTAAGGTAGTACAAGATGCACAGTACAGAAGACTGGCAGCAATATACACAGCGCCATGGGTCCAGGCAATGGCTCATCTTATTAACAGCAAGAAGCCGGACGTCTTCCGCTGGCACGACTCAGGAGATGTACAGGATCTGGAACATTTAAATAAAATTTATGAAGTTTGCAGGTTAACACCTTCGAAGCGTCACTGGATGCCAACGCGTGAAGCGTGGGTGAAGGACCATCTAGACAGGGCACCTGCTAACCTGGTGATCAGGTTCTCAGCTCCGATGATAGACCAGGCAGCACCTGCCAGCTGGCCAAACACCAGCACTGTGGTGACAGCTCAGGCTACGTGCCCGGCGCCTCATCAGGGCAATCAATGCAAAGATTGCAGGAATTGCTGGAATTCTGAAATTAAAAATATATCATACGGCCAGCACTAATGACATTTTACCACCCGAAATATTACGCTGCCCTCCGGGCAGAGCTTCGCAAGCTACAAGCAGCTAACAAGCAACAAGCCACAAGCAAACCAGAACCAGTTCAGGTTCAGGAAGCGACAAGCGTCAAGCCTCAGCAAACATCAAGCGACAAGCCTCAAGCCCTTCACAACAAGCAGCAAGCTTCAAGCCTGAAGTAACAAGCTCCCTGATCCGGGTACCACGGTACATGGACCATGAAAAAGTTTTAGGGGGTAAAGGACCAAGGGCCTTTACCAAGATAAATGTGTTGTTGGGATGTGTCACGTGGAACGCAATTTGATGAGGCGAAAACCTAATTTTATTACCTTTAGTTACCTTGAGCTCTACAGTAAAAAAGTGCCCAGAATTATTATACCCCAATAGATCAGGAGTACCAAGTAAGCTAATGTTTTCAATCCTAATCCATGAAAATTCTGGTAACTTTCTTTTAATTTCTTTGTAAAATTTGGCCTCTGGACCCATATGTTTTTCAAGGTAAGCATGACAGGCAATTACAGCACAGTATCACGCAATTTATCTGGAATAATAATTTTTTTATCTTGTTTTGTTTTGAGAATAAGCCTGTGAGACTGGTGGTTACCAGCGGCTCCAAAGATTGTTTGACTATTTTCGTGAACTTCCATGCGTTTGATTTCTTCTAGGAATCCATTTATTTCCACAAAGATAACAGCGTCACTTAACGCATTACCTTGACGAGTACCATCTTTTTTTGACTCGGTGAATTTAGATAGAAATTCCTGAAGGTCTCTTACTCTCATTTAGTTTTTTCCGCAAGAAGTTTTTCAATTTCTTTTTTATAAGTGTTGTTGTCGTACTCTAACTCCTGGACTTTTCTAGCCAGTGAAGTAAGTCTAAGAGACAACTCATCTATAATTTGTTTCGATCCCTGTAATAGATTTTGAGTTTTAATCCAATCTGCTTCTTTCTGCTTCCAATTCCATATTTCTTTTTGATACCTATCAATAAGGTAGGTTAAATCTCCTGACCCTCTATCTTCGTTAGAGTGTTTACGCTCATTTTCGTGTGTCATATCTTCTCCATGTTCTTTCAATTTAGTATAAGTACGCTTGTCTTTCATACCTTGACTTTATAGGATACTTACCTTAAATTGTCAATCATGGGATTACCAAAAAGATTGACAGATATGCAAAAAAGATTCGTTGAGTTTTTAGTATTCGGCGGACCTGATGGACCCGTTTCAAAGACTGAAGCAGCTCTCCTGGCTGGCTACTCACCTAAACGAGCAATGGTGGAAGGATCAGAACTAACTAACCCAAGACAAAACCCATTAGTGGTAGCATACAAAGCTAAACTAACAGAAGATAGACTTCAAAAGCATCATGTCACATACGATAAACATTTAGCTGAACTAGATAGAATTAAAGGTCTTGCTTTAAAAAAGAATTCTTTCTCCGCTGCTGGTAATATGGAAGTAGCGAGAGGAAAGGCTGCAGGATTATATGTAGACAAAAAAGAGATACGATCAGGTAAATTAGAGGAAATGACAGAAGAACAATTGCAAGCAAAACGCCAACAGTTACTAGACGACTACGCACCTCTGTTAGGTATAAAGAGTGTTGAAGGTGTGGCTGAAGAGACAACTAAATCTTCTGAATCTTCCGAACAACCGAAGTTGGTATCATCGTCCGATCCCCAAAAGTCAGACCGTCCTCGTCCTGATCAAAAGACGCAAACAGTTTAATTGAATTCTTATCTTTAGAATATAACCAACCCTCATTAACAGGGTAACTTAATTTCATTTTATCAAATTCTTTATCGCTAGCCCAGCCTGAGTCACTTAAGATATCAATCCACTCCACTCGGACTTTAGGAAAAGGTAATTCGGGAGTCTTGCTAGTTGCGATTTGTTTTCTTCTTATCTTGGGCATATAAGAGATATACCAGATATTTTTGAATTTGGAATTCAAAAAAGTTTGGCCCACCGGGATAGAGCTACTGTGACATAAGTGTACAACTGACAATATTTTCTGTCATAAAAACATTTTCTGTCACTACTTTTGTCACGTATTATTGTTGTATACCAACACTAATAGCCTAAACTGACAGAATGACAGTTTTTTTTCATGTTTTTTTTTTTGAAACAAAAAATATCTGTGAGATCTCTTATATGTCAGTTACTTTTGCCGTATTTACGCTTTAAAGTTGCCAACTTTTCGCCACATTCTACATATTTATGCAGCAATTTGTCCATTTCTTCAGTTATATTAGCATGCTCAGGAAGCAATTGGCCTGAGTACATAAACATATTTAGTTTAGCCTCTGCGTCTGCCATTTCTGCCTCATACCTCTTAACCAAAGCGCTATATAAGTCGTTGCTATGCGCCATTGAAAAAATCCTCCGGGTTCATTGGTGTTGTTCTCTCTTTTTCATCAAACTGTATCTCATGATACATGTCTAATCTTTTTAAAAATTTATGTTTCCAACTTTTTAATTCTGTGTCTTGTATCTTAAATTCTTGATAATACAAATCAGGAGTACATATCATAATGACTCCTTGTCTTATCTGACTCTTATGAGTATAATCATGCGCCAAAGCGTAGGCTGCAATTTGAAGTTTGTAGTCATCAATCCATTCTTCTCTCTTAGGTCTATTGCTTTGTTTAAAGTCTACAATAGTTTCCATATCATTGTGTAAACAAACCAAGTCAGTAGCCCCAGCGTAAAGCCCAGGATAGTGTAGCATAATCTCCGAGCCATAATACTCTTCAATTGGTGTAAGCCCCACTTCAATAACTTTTTGGGCCATGGCTTTCGCCTCCTGTCCGATCCCTGTAAGATCATCGTAGCCAGTACCGAGTATATGGTGCTCCAAGAATTTGTGCATGGCAGTGCCCCGCCTACTACTATGATTCTTGATTCGTTCTGCTTCTGCTTCTCCAACTTTGGCCTTCCAGTCTTTTAAAAATTGTTGATTTTTGGTGGCTCCTAATATCGTAGTCACTGAAGGAAGTCTAGAATTATCTATCTCATAAACCCTGGTCCCTGATTCGTGGTCCGTGATCTGTTTTCCTTGTATATAGTTGTATTTATTACTTTTCTTTAACATGTTGTTCTATGTTATTTAACTGTGCAGAATCGTGTATATTACCTGAGACACTAACCCTTACGCAATCAGATTTATAAGGACTCACCCAATGTTTAACCCAAGCAGGAAATATAAACATATCCCCTTCTTCTGGAAAGTGAGAGAAATTAGTTATACATCCACGTGGGCCTTCACCATACATAATCTGAATCCCTCCGGGTCCACAACTATTTCCTTTATAAGCTTTATTTTCTTTTTTTAATTTTTCTGGAATAGATAAGTATACTACAAAAGACAATTTACCATCGTGATCGTGAGGTGGGTTAAAGTCATATTGTTTTTGGTAATTAATCCACATAGCGGACATAAAATATTCTGGTTTCTTTTCATACTTTTTATTTTGAAATTGTTCATAGACATTATCATAAGCCCCTAGATAAGGAGCTAGATAGGGTAAGATTCTATTTTTAGAATCTGTTGTGAATGCCATCTCTTTATCTAATTGACCTGCTAGTTGTTCACTAAAATCGCCATGACAATCTTTAGCTTCAGCCAACAATATCTGTTTAAACTCATCCTTAATCTTAAACTTAACTACACAAGGACCCCAATTAAATAGAGTAACTTGTAGACTTTCGGGTTCTTTTTTATTGTTCTCTGTCGCTAGTCGGACGTTCTCCTCGAACTCCTTCAGATCCTTCTCGCTCATCATTTTGATCATCCTTTTCCTTTATATTAAAAATTTTATTAAAATTTTTTCGGTACGTATCATTACTCACTCTAGTTTTACCATCCCATTTAAAACCTGTGTTCTTAATTCCCATGTATATCCCAATTAAATTTTCGAACTTCTCTCTCCAGCTCTAAATCTATTACATTGTCTCCTAAATTTTTAGCATGCGGCTCGTAATGATCAATAACTTGTTCTATCTTATGAAGTTTATTTTTAATATGGGGCCAAACAGCCATACATATTTCTAAACAATCTCTATGAGATACTCTCCATCGCCATTGTCTTTTATATCCTGGTTTAACTTTACGTTCGCCAAAGGACCCACATTTAAAAGTATCGTGACACCACTTAATAGTATCTTTATCAGTCATGGCTATCTCTAACCTAATAACTGTAACATTATGAATTGGTTTGCCAGGTCTAGTATTACGTCTTTGTTTGTGGTTTTTTCTAAAATATATTGAGCCTTCCCCATCTATGAGGCCAGCTAAATATGCTACATCATTTTCTGTCATTAGTTATTACTTTCATTACTGTTGTCCATGGATTGAAATCAACATCCATTTTAGTGCAATTTGTTAACATTACCTGTAACAGGATCAACATAAAGATCAGGCTTAATAGCCGGGGATTGATGTACATAGAATTCTCCTTCCGAGTCACAATCCCAACACTGATGAATCATATCATCAGAGTAAAAGCTTGCAACTTTAACAAATCCATTCCCCTTACAGGTAGGACATATTACTATTTTAGTATTAGTCTTTTTTAATTTTGCCATTTAACTTCTTCGCTTTCTCATTCGCAATCTGCTCAATGGTTTTACTTATAGATAACTTTGCATCAGGCAATAATACCTTAGACAAACTTATCAATGTCTTGTATGTTTCATGTGTTAACGAAACATTTCTATATTTTGTTATATCAGTCATAGTTCCTTTCATTTATTTCTGATGACTATATAGGATTGAATGGAGATTTGTCAAGATGAAATTTATATTAAGTATGATTATTTGTACCAGTGTTTATCAACAATGCCTTCCCCCGCATCAGATGCCGGAAG